AATGTGGATAGATGATATCTTAAACAATATACCAACGAATTGGGCCTTAACTATACACGACTCGGTTTTAGTTAAACCAGAAGAAGGAGAATTAGTTTTAAAGTATATTCAAGATAAATACCCTAATATGAAATTTGAAAAAAAAATATTATAAATTATGAAAGAGTTATTATATGAAAAGATATGTTTAATTATAAGTCATAAATTAGACAAAGTAAAAGGAGACGATTACAATAAAGAAAGATTTAAAAGTTTAAGTATATATACTGATTATGTTTTATATACAATATATGGTGAATCAGACTTAAAAGAAATATTAGATTTACAATGTTTTAAATATTGGGATGATGAGATTACAGATTCATCTATATCATTTTCCGAGTATTATTGGAGTAGATTTGATAATTATATTGAAGAACTAAAAGATTACTTTTATACTAACGTTGATTCTATACACACCTTTAATGAAAATGATATAAGGGTATTAAATGACTTTTATAAAGAAGAAAGAAGAAAGGACATAATAAAGGAAGTTATAAAAAAAATAATATAAAAACGCATAATAAGAAAAATGAGTTTTAAACTTTAATATATAGTATATAAAAAAGTTTAAAATATTATGAAAAAATTTACAGAAATATTAAAATTATCACATAAGGTAACAAAAGATAAAATTGAAAACCCGAATGAGAAAAGTTTAAATCAAGAAATATTAAGAAAAAAAATACAAGAAATATTAACAAAAAAACAAATAAAGTAACATAAGTTTTTATAATACTGACATAATGTCATATAAAAAAATAAAAACTTATGAACTTTAAACAACATATTAATAAAGAAACAGAAACAATTAGATTATTCGAATTAAGTACAGGTAATAATATTAAAGTAAGAAAGATATTTAACGAAGGGTATAGTCCTTATGATTTTATATTCACAACAACAAAGTATATTTATTTTACTGAGGTTAAAACAAGAAATGTTAAAGACGATAAATACCCTGACACTATATTAGAAAAATCTAAAATAGATAAAATATACGAAAGTGTTGAAGAATCAAAATCAATAAAAATATCACCATTAGAAATAAGGGTTGGTTTTTTAGTAAGGTTTAAGAATGGTATGTATTTCTTTGATTTAGATAAAACACCAACAACAATTTCAATTAAAAAATGTCCTAAACATACAGCTACTGATGGTAATAATTATTATGTAGATAAAACACTGGTTCATTTTAAAATAAAGGATGCTAAAAAAATAGTTTAATTAATGGATAAAATATACCAATGGTTGATTGATAATAAAGAAGAGTTAATGAATAAGTTTATTTATAATATGATACCTAATAGACGAGACGCTGAAGACTTTTATCAAGACCTATTTATTATAATGTCTAATAAAGATGATGTTAAACTAAATCAGATATTAGAAAGAACAACAGAAAAGAATAATGAAATGATGAGGTATGTTTATATCATCATTAAGAATAATTTAAAATCTAAAAATAGTAGATATTACTATACATATAGAAAACCCATTGGTATTGATTATGATGAAGTTAAATATGAAATAGGTAGTTTAGATACAAAAGATAAATATATTCTATTAGAAGAGATAGAAAATGATTGTATAAAATTATTAAATGATATAAAAAAATATTTTAATATTGAACTAAAAAAGAACCCTAAGTCTTTTTATGAAAAAGGTATATTCGAAATGTACTTTAATGAAAAGAACACTTATAGAGATGTAGCTTCTATTTTAGATATACCTGTCACCTCTATTTATAATAATATTCAAAAGAGTAAAGATAAAATATTAAAGGTTTTTAAAGAAGATATAAAAAACATAAATAAAAAAATATATATTTATAATACATATGATGATAATTGATATAATAGGCATCACTTGGTTACTAATCCATTATAATGATTTTATAGAAGAATTTAATCAAGTTTTAAAAAGACCTAAGAGAATAATATTAATACCAAAGAAAATATTAAGTTGTATGATGTGTACCTCGTTTTGGGTTACATTGATATTAACTAAGGATATATGTTTATCAGGGTTTATAAGTATGTTATTTTACTTATTAGATAAACACTTAATAAAAACAGATATTGAACTATGAAAGATAAATTAGAAATAGAATTAAAAGAAATCGTTACTTGGACAAGTATGAGTAATGATAGAATAACAAGATTATATGATGTGTATAAGATTATATCAAAATCAAATCAAAATTATTGTAGTAAATGCCCATCTGTAATAAGAAGTATATTTAAAAAAGTTAAAAGATATTATGAAAAAAATTATATTTAGAAAAAGATTAGTTAAGGTTTTATTGTTTTTAATAATAACACCTTTAACATTACCAGTTTTATTACCATATATGTATATTAGTAAAGCTATAAAAATAGGAAAAGGTGAATGAGAAGTAAAGACCCTTTATTAAATAGATTTGGTATGAAGTCTAAAAGTCAAAAAATGAAATATGATAGATTCGTAAAAGAATATATGTTATGTTGTAATGTGACTGAGGCTTATAAGAAAGTATACCCAGGCAATATAAATGCCACCAATAAACGAAATGGATATTTATTGGTTAGACACCCTTATGTAGTATATGAACTAAATAGAAAGAATAAAGAGTTAGATAAAAAAATGGATAAAAAAATAATTATGAATAGAGAAAAGATATTAAACGAATTAAAAGAGATATTGTATTTAACAAAAGATTTAAAACAATACCCAACAGCTTTAAAAGCTTTAGACCAACTGGCTAGGGTTACGGGTTCATATGCACCTGAGAAATCAGAAATAGAACATAAAGGTATAACAATAAATTATATTAACCCTGATGATATTATAGAAGATAATTTTAAAGGTGGTTGTCCTGATTGTCAAGATGGTGAATGTATATGTGATATTGAAATATAAAATAAAAATAATTAATATAAAATGGGAATGGAATTAAGACCACTAGAAAATGAAATTGAATATAATCATTGTAAAATATATGTTAAACAATTAGAAGTATTTAAAGATGAAAGTCCAAAGTTTATTGATATACAAAATCTTATTGATAAATTTAATGTATATATTCAAGAATGGGAAGATAATAATATTGAAATACAATAATGACAATAAACTTTAAACCTACTAAGAAACAACACGAAGTCTTTAAATTATTCGAAGATGATAAAACCACCGAAATTCTATTTGGTGGTGGTGTTGGTGCTGCTAAAACATATCTTATGGGTTCATTGATTACTATTAAGTGTCTTCAATATGAAGGAATAAGGGTTGGATTATGTAGAAATGAATTAACAACATTAAAGAAAACAACAGTAGTTACTTTATTAAGTGAAGTATTTCCTAATTTTAATTTAAAGAAAGATGAACATTATAAGTATAATCCTATTGATGGTAAAATTACTTTTTATAATGGTTCTGAGATAGTTTTTCAAGAATTAAGACATATACCATCAGACCCTAATTATACTCGTTTAGGTGGGTTGTTATTAACCTTTGCCGTTATTGATGAAGCAGGTGAAACGTCATCTACTGGTAAAGAGATATTACAATCAAGAATAGGAAGATGGAGAAATGAAAATTATAAATTAAAACCTTTACTTATAATGACTTGTAATCCATCAAGAAACTTTTTATATGATGAGTATTATTTGGCTGATAAAGAAAAAAGAATGCCTTATTATAGAAAGTTCGTTAATGCTACTGGACTTGATAATCCATATTTAAGTGAATCATATATAGAGAACCTTAGAAGAACTTTATCACCATCTGAGGTAAGTAGATTATTATTGGGTAATTGGGAGACACAGGATGACCCTGACAACTTAGTGTCATCTGATGATATATTAGAAATGTATGATTTATCTATTGAACAAAATACCAACACCACAAGATATATTAGTGCTGATATAGCCTTTAAAAATGATGGTTGTATATTGGTTGTATGGGAAGGAAATTATGTCATTGATATAGTTAAAGTTAAATCAGAAGAAAATGTATTAGAGACCATTAAATTAACAGCACAACAATATGAAGTTCAAACAAGGAATATATCTTATGATTCAGATGGAGTAGGACAATATATTAAACAATATTTAAGAACAGCCAGACCAATTATAAACAACGGTAAACCACTTAAAAAGGAAAACTATATAAACCTTAAATCACAACTTTATTATAAGTTAGGTGAGTTAATAAGAGATGGTAAGATAAAGATTAAAACCAATAAGTTTAAGAAAGAAATAGAAGCTGAACTTTTATCTATTAAACGTAAAACAAGAGGACATAGTGAAAGTAAAATGAGTATAAATAGTAAAGACGAACAAAAAAAGATATTGGGTTATTCTCCTGATATAGCGGACGCACTAGCATATAAAATGATATTCGAATATCAACAAGGAAATTTTACAAGAGCATTTTAAACTTATGTTGTTTTTATTTATATAATATAAAAAAACAAACTATTATGAGTAAGAAGAAATGTAAAAAATGTTTAATTATTAAAGATGTAAATGATTTTCATAGATTAGGAAAAGGTTTTAGACCAAGATGTAAAACTTGTATGAACGAACAACAAAAAGAATATTACGAATTAAATAAAGATAAATGTAATAAAAAAGCTATGGCTTATTATGAGTTAAATAAAGAAGCTGTATTAAAACAACAAA